TGATCAATCATTAAGGAGTAGTACTTAGCGCCGCCGTTAGCTGCGAAAGTAGTAGCAGGAGCTTGGTCGTCAGAATTGACGTTACCGGTTGCTCCAGTTTCACTATCACCATTGATGATTAAACCATCGACAGTTAAAGCCATACCGCGAGCGATTTCAGCCTTAACATATTCCTCGGTATTAGCAGCATTGTATTTCAACTGCTCGTCAGAGATATCAACTTCACAAATAAAGCTGGCTTGCTCCAAGGAAACTTGCTTGGTTTTTACTTTAGATTGACCGTGGTCATCTTCAGTCTGGCTACCAGTACCAGTGGTCCACTGACCTTTGCCCTGGAACATGGTGTCTCCGATAGAGAGACCTTTAGCAGCAGCGGTGTACTTTTTAGGTAGACCGTTACCGTGGTTACCAGGCAATAATGGCAATAAGTTGGAGTACTTAGGCATCAGATCAATCACTTCTTTCACAAAGACTTCGGATGGAATGAATTCCGAACCGTAGCCAGTGTTACCAGTGTTCATGACCTCATTGGCCTTGACTTCAACACCTGCCATCTTTTTCAACATTGAGATTACGTCCATAGATTTGGCTATGTTAAATTTAATTAATTAATGTCGCTTATTTTTTAAGCTGAAACATGGATAAGAACTCAGAGCTCGCTTCTTTAGTATTCTTGGCATCTTCTTTCTTCTCTTCGAATTGGCCATGAATAGCTAGAGCGCGCTTCTCCGGGATCTTAGTCAGTTTAGCTTCCATCTCGGCCGCCTTTTCGGCTAGCTCCTTGTAGGAGGCAACCATTTTGGCGATCAAGTTGATCACAGACTTAGGCAAATTAATTGCCCCGGCGTCCTTAGACTCTGTAAAGAGTCCGGCCTGTACGAGTTCCGGCAGCGACTTTGCCGTCTCGCTATCAACGCCTATAGCTTCTGCTACTTCAGGTTTTACCTCTTCAGGCTTCTCCTCAGGTTTAGCCTCGGCATTTGGTTCCTCGCCTTTATCGGCTTCTCCACCATCCGCAGGTGCAATCTCAGCACCCTTTTCAGCTTCTTCCTTAGGTTCTTCACCCTCAGGCTTATCTTCAGTAGCTTTTGCATCTTCATTTATTTGCACCTCGGCAGTTTTTTCTTCCTCAGTCTTCTCTTCTTCAGTATTTTCTCCGCCCTCTTCGGCTTTGGCAGCCGTTTCATCGGCCGCCGCCTTTTCTGCGGCAATTTCTTCTTCAGTTTTTTCCGGCGTTTCTAATTCATCGCCGACTTCTTTTTTGATCAACATAGATTTAGTGACTAATTGATTAAAGTACTCCTTAACAGACTTAGCGATCGTAAAGAGCGCATTGCCATTAGCAGGAGTTGAAACTATTGAAATCTCGACCAGGTCGAGCTTCTTAATAACGCGAACCATATCAACATCCCAAGGGCTGTCTACCTCAGCATTGAATGGTGTTCCATCTTCGTGTTGCAAGGTACTCATTAGTGGAATGTAGCCGATAGAAAAAGCTCTAAAGCGATTCTCAAGCACATCCTTTTTCGTCTCTTCCTCAGTTACTAAAGCTCTAACCCAGAGTCCCTTGCTTGTAACTCGAGCTTCAAGAACATGACCAGCTGGCCGGTCTGGATCATGAGAGCGTAAAAGTGACGGATTCTTCATGAACAAAGTGAGCGCGTTTTCAAACGCAGCCGGCTCAACTATGTCCTTGTATCGGTCAATATCCGGAGTAGAGGCATAACCCTCAATTTCAACTCCCTCTTGTCCGAGGTCTTTCACTTCTTTAACAGCTATTTGGAAGTGATAGGTTTTTAATTGAATTTTCATAAACAAATTTATTATTATTTTCTATTTATTTTCTATTTTTTAAAGCGGATTACCCTGTAAATCTACGTGGCGATATCCGCAATCACAACGACATCGTGGATTTGCATTTCTTGGAGCGATATCGTCTCCGGAGGGAAAGTGTTCATCCCATCCTATCCAGCCGACTGATTCGTTCGCCGCGCATTCTGGTGTGACTCTATCGTCCTGGACCGTTATCCAGTACTTCTGAATAACTGCTCCTGTATCTTTTTTGTAAATATCTACCATCTGATGATTTCCCTCTCCGTATGCATGTCCGATTTCATTCGTAGCAATAAGTTCAGAACGGAAGCGACTAAATACTCCCTCAGCTCCCTGGGCGCGAATTTTTCGCCCGGTCTCCTGGTAGCTCGTACCAGTCTCGGCCGCTTCGGTTAATATCTTAAGGATCTGTTTCTTGGTCGTTCGTTTTATACTCCCGCGATAATCTGAAAGGTGAATTGTCTTCTTAGCTTTTAGATAATCGATGGCGTAGGGATTTACTAGGTCAAAGTCCAGGCCAACTGATTCCATCGTGAACTTCAGGTAAGCGGCTTTGGCGCCTTTCTTGAAAGCTGCCTCGCCGCCGTTTGCTACACTGTCCGCAATGTTCTCGTTTTCCGGGAGGTCTTCTAGCATCCGATTAATTTCATCCTGTACCGTCTTGCGTTCAATCCGGAGTACGGCCGCTTTACTGTTAAAAAAGCTTAACTCGGCCGACTTCTCGATTAGCCATTCCATTTGCCTTTTAAAGGACCGGGAAATCTTCCGCTGCATTCTAGCAGCGCTTACTGCTTTATACTTTCCATTCTCCTGCTTCAGTGCGGCCGCCTTGAATAGAATATAATCTTGCGCCTCTTCGATTGTATTTTTGTCTATGCACATTTTCTATTCGTTAATTGTGTTCTTGTCGGCCTTATTAATTAAACTAGACCGCAATGCTCTATACTGAGCGGCGGTATAAGTTTTTCCTCCTATCTTCACACTCTTCGTTTCTGTCCGGGAAAGAATATGCTGATTAAATTTCTCTATGGCATTATTTCGAACATCACTTAGATCGATGTCTCCACCGGCCTGCTTGATTTCGTAGTCATAGATTTGCATCAGCGTACTAAATTCGTCCACGGTCATAGGGACGGGTGTAGACCCGCCCAAAATCACCGCACCAGCAATGACTGCTGTTCCCGCTGCTCCAACTAAGATTTGCTTAATACTTTTCTTCACAAAATTAATATCCTTTAGACCATTCTCTGATGGCATTAGTAAATGTAGGAACTGCCCAGGCAATCAAGCCGGCCAAGACCGGATTGGAGATGTCTAGCGCCCCCACGTACTGGCACACCGCGATACCTGCCGCCGCAGTGGCGGAGATAAGCGCTCCTTTTAAGATTTTTGTCATTGTCGTCTTGTCGAACGACCACGCTTTTTGATTCATATTTTTGAAAGTTATTTATAAATAGCTTGGTACAAACATTTGATATTGGTTCCTGATATTGAGCGGGAATGTCCTGAGATAGGTGGCTGTCGTTTCGAGATACGCGTGGCCCAGCTGTTCCTTGATCATGTAGAGGTTGGCACCGCGCTTCAGCAGGTTGGTTGCTAGGCTGTGGCGTAGCAGGTGCGGATAAACTCTCTTTCCTATTTTTGCTCTCCTGGCTAAAACATGTACTAGCTTTCTTAAATCGCTCGGGTTGTACTTGTGATCTGCTCTCAGTGTTGTAAACATCCAGTCTTCGCCTTTCTTCTGAAATTGGTTCACGTAATCTATCAAGATTCGAGAGCAGTCGCCGCTGATGTTGATCAAGCGGTCTTTCATTCCCTTGCCTTGAGTAACGCGGACCATATTGTCGCCAAGGTTTACGTCGTTCACGCGCAAGTTGCAAAGCTCCTTGTTCCTGATACCTGAAAATGCAAGCAAAGATATTATCGATTTTTCTCTGATGTTCTTGGCTGCATTTATCATCAGAGTTATTTCTGCCTCGTTCAAGGTGTTTTTGATTAAGGTCTTTGGCTTCTTCGGCCGGCCGAGTTGAATCCGGTTGCCGATGAATTCTGTGTACCATTCCAGCGCCAACGATGTGTTGACGATGTGCGCGTACGAATACTCTTTCTCGTGCATCTTCACGATGTAGTTGATCACTTGATCGTGAGTTGGCTCGTAGGTCTTGAGCGCTCTTATCAGCCGACTGGCTGATCCTTGATACCCGGCAATCGTCACATAGCCGATTCCCTTTTTGACTAGGAGCCATTTTCCGAACTCCGTCATCCTCTCTCTTAATTCGTTTGTCATACATTTTTTTATGCTTAGTTTATTAGCTGACCACTGTGACAGCAGTGGTCAAGACAACACAATGCTCCGAACACGAATTAAGTCAAGTTTTATCAGGTTGAAAATGTACTTTTTTACCCTCCGAGCGAGTTTCATATATCGCCCTACCATCCCATCCAGTTTTATATAAATTCT